CACTGCATCTATGGAATACGATGGAATGGATGCGGGCCAGGATGGCCGTAAGCGTTACGACGCTTATAAACAGCGTGCGAAGTTCCCTGAGTATGTGAACGACGCAGTTCTACAGCACGGGGGCACGCTGCACCGTAAACCAGCAGTGATCGTGATGCCTGAGGGGATGGAACCCTTACGTAAACGAATCACCAGCAAAGGCGAAGGGTTGGATCAGCTGCTACGCCGCATAAACGAGCTACAGCTTCGCGATGGTCGCTTGGGCCTTCTGGTAGACCTGCCCGAAGGTGAAACTCGCGGCACAATGCCTTACGTTGCCGTATACGAGGCTCTGGCAATTCGCAATTGGGATGATGGCGATGATACTCTTGGGCACAAAGCGCTTAACTTCGTTCGTTTAGACGAAAGTAAATACGTCATGGACCATGCGTCCAAAGAATGGCACTGGAAAATCATTTACCGAGATTTATTGCTGGGTACTGACGCAACGGACGAGCAGGAAAACGCAGGCGCTAAATATCATCAGACGTTGCAAGAGGTCTTGGGCTCGGACGATGCCGCGCAGGAAAGCGTTATTGCAGACGTCACTCCTATGTACAACGGTAAAGCAATGGAGGCTATTCCGTTCGTATTCTGCAACGCGATGGACCTTGTGGCAGAACCTGACCGCCCACCGTTGCTGACCCTTGCCAACAATGCTTTAAGCATCTACCAGGGCGAAGCAGATTATCGCCAGTCCTTGTTTATGCAGGGACAGGACACGCTCATTGTTAAAGGTGGCGTCCAGAACACTAATCAGGTAGACGATAAAGCCCCTGTCCGTGTTGGTGCTGGTGCGCGTATTGACGTACAACCTGACGGTGACGCTAAATACATTGGCGTTAACTCCCAGGGCTTACCTGAGCAACGTAAGGCGCTCGAAGCTGACCACAAGGACGCGCAGGCTCGCTCCGGTAGTTTAACCAGCTCTGAAAGTGCTTCCCAGGAATCTGGTGATGCACTGCGTATCCGTACCACGACCAAGACTGCGTCGCTGGTGGGTATCGCTATCACTGGCGCTGCTGCACTGGAGCAGGTGTTACGCTACATTGCGGAATGGATGGGTTTCGATCCGAACGAAGTTACTGTGTCCCCTAACATTGACTTTAGTAAGACGATGATGATCGGACAGGACTTTGTGCAGGTAATGACCGCTAAGAACCTGGGCGCACCTATTTCCGCCGAGTCAGTGCATAACTGGCTGGCAGACAATAGTATGACGACGCTCTCGTTTGAGGACGAGATGAAACGCATCCAGGAGGAGAATCAGAAGTATAAAGATCTCCTCCAACCTGTCCAGAAACCTGATCAGAACCAGCTCCAGCAAACAGGCAACGGTGACACTGGTAAGACCAGCACCACTCCACCGAAGCAATAGTTTGCATCAACTTTAAATATGTCTTAACTTTATTGCGTGCGGGGACGGCCTCGCACGCTTTTTATTGGAGTGGACATGCAACTAGTATCCCGTAAGCAAGCTATTGAGCAAGGGTTGAAACGTTACTTTACAGGTAAGCCCTGTAAATACGGTCACATTGCGGAAAGACTTGTGAACGCAGGTTGTATGGAGTGTCATCGGCTGTCCCACCGTGTTGAGAACATGCCACAGCATTATATTGAAGCCGATAGAGCGCGGGACAGATCTCGTTCTTCCTACTCCAATCTCACAAAAGATCAAATCAAACGAGACGTAGCTAAAGTCCTTCGTAACAAGTTAAAACGCAAACATAGAGTCCCAGCATGGTCTGAGGAAGATGCAATTCTAAAATTTTATGAACGTTGCCCTAATGGTTATCACGTGGATCATATTGTCCCGTTATGTGGAAGAACCGTGAGCGGTCTACATGTACTTGCAAATCTACAATATTTACCAGCGCATGAAAACCTTGCTAAGAGCAATTCGTTTACATCAGAATAGAAGTGCGTTAAGTTATATCGGTCCACACGGGTGGGCAAAACGGGGGACGGCCCCCAAACACTGGAGAATAAAATGCGTAAGAATTTAATTGCGATTGCACTGATGTCTTTCCCTGTTGTAGCTATGTCCGCGCTGTCACGCTTCGGCGGTATTGCGCTGTCGTATGACAAAGAAGATGAAGTCCCTGAAGCGCATAAGGAACTTTATACCGAACGTGATGGTAAATGGGTTCTGACAGGCGTCGAGGGTGGTGGCTTCGACAACGTCCAGCGCTTGCAGGGTTCGCTCGATAAGGAACGCAAGGACCACAAGGAAACGAAAGGCAAGTACGCCAAGTTAAACGGACTTGACATCGACGAGCTGCTTACCCGTAACAGCGAATATGACGAACTGAAGATCAAAGCGGAAGGCGGCACTGTCGACGAAACTAAGATCGAGCAGATGGTTGGTATTCGTCTGAAGCAAAAGCTGGCCCCTCTCGAACGTGAGAACGCCGAACTGAAGACTAAGGTGCAGACCTATGAAACTCAAGTTGGCGAGCTGACCGGCAAGGAGCGTTCCCGCACCATCCGTGAAGCGCTGCGCAGTGCTGCAACTAAACTCAAAGTCCCTGACGCTGCTATCGAAGACGTCGAACTGCTGGGTGAACGTCTGTTTGAAATTGACGACTCCGGCCGTATCGTTGCGAAAGACAACGTAGGCGTGACTCCAGGGATTGACCCTGCAATGTGGTTAGGCGACCAACGTGAAAAACGTCCACACTGGTTCCCTGGCAACGTTGGCGGTGGCAGTGGTGGCGGTAAAGGTCAAGGCAACTACGGTTCTAACCCGTGGAGCGCTGACGGTTGGAACCTGACTGAGCAGGGTAAAATCCTGCGCGAAGACCGTTCTAAAGCTGAACGTATGGCCGCCATGCACGGCGTGGATCTTAAAAACCCTAAACGTCCAGTTAAAAAATAATTTGTAGATGTTGCAAGACGCTCCTGTTGGTGTTAATTTTACATCAACAGGAGCACGGGCTCCAGTTCATATAGGAAATTTGGAGCCGTCCACGGGGATATGGCGCCATAAACTGAAACTGTTTTTGGAGACGACCATGTCGAGAATCATTGTGCCTGGTGCGCCGATGCTGAACCTTCGCGCTACCAATGCGGTCCTGATGGACGCGATCCGTCGCGGTGCCATCACCGAACTGGACGATGTAATCGTTCCAGACATCTTTGTACCCTACGTCCAGAACCGTACCACTGAAAAGTCCCGTCTGATCCAGTCCGGTGCTTTACAGGTGTCCGAGCGTCTGAACGCAGCCCTGGCGGGCGAGGGTACAACCTTCACCCAACGCTTCTTCAAAGATCTGGACCGCGATGAAGAGAACACCTCTTCCGCATCCGATCCGACCGATTCCACCCCTGGCGGTATCAACTCCGGACGTGAGATTCAGGTTCGCCTGTCTCGAAATAAATCCTGGGGTTCTGCTGACCTGCTGGACAGTCTGATCGCTCCAGACCCGATGATGGCGATTGGTGATCTGGTTGCGGGCTACCGCGCTAACCGTTTGCAGCGTGCATTCGTTGCAACCGTTAAGGGTATGTTCGCAATGAACGCCGCTGCGCCTGTCACCTCTGGTGATAAAGCGTCTACCCACACTCAGAACGATATGACCCGTAACATCTCCGGTTCTTCGTTCACCGACGGTGTGACTAACTTCAACCCTGCCGGTGTTATCGCTGCTGCTGGTACTATGGGTGACTCCCTAAACGAACTGTCTATGATGATGGTTCACAGCGTTGTCTACCAGCGTATGCAGTTGCTGAACCTGATCGACTACATCCCTGATGCAGAAGGTCGCGTGAACATCTCCACCTATCTGGGCCGCGAAGTTATCGTTGATGACTCCATGCCTAACACCAGTGGCGTGTTCGAAACCTGGCTGGTTGGCGCTGGTGCGTTCCAGCTCGGCGTTGGTACTGCTAAAGTGCCTGTCGAGACAGATCGTAAACCTGCTTCCTATCAGGGTGGCGGTTCCGAAATCCTGTATCATCGCTGGGAGAACATCATTCACCCTGTCGGTCATGCGTGGGTTGGTACTGCTGCTGAAGGTGGCCCGGCGAACGCCTCTCTTGCTACTGCTGCGAACTGGGCGCGTGTGTTCCCAGAACGTAAGCAGATCAAGATCGCTCGTCTGATCACCCGTGAATTCTAATTCGCCGGTGCCAGTGTAGTGCAAGGGCCTTCGGGCCCTTTTTCGTAAGCAACTAAAAAGGGGATATAAATGCGTTACGGTAGACATTTGCGGCATCGCCGTCATAGCAGACATGAACGCTACGGTACTAAGATCCGTGAGTTTATGGCTGGTCCAATCTCGGTCAGCATCCCTGCAACCGCCACGGCGGCAGTAGGGGCAACGTTAACCATTAACGCCACTGTGTCGGGCGGTCTTGCACCTCTTACGTATCAGTGGAAGAAAGGCGGAACTAACGTGTCCGGTGCTACCTCGCAGAACTTTAGCAAGGCCACGGCCGCTGCTGGGGACTCCGGTAGCTACACCCTGACCGTTACGGACGCAGCAGGTAAATCAGTCACGTCCAATGCGTGTACGGCAACGGTGTCATAACCCTTTATTGTAATGGTTGTGACATGTGATAGAGGGGTGTTACACTTCGGTCGTAACACCCCTTTTTATTGAGGACTGGATAATGAAAGAAAAGATTGTTGAAACTCTCCTGAAACTGGATCCAAAGAACGACAACCAGTGGACACAGGAAGGTCTGCCCAAAGTAGACGTTCTGAAATTCCTGTCTGGCGGTGAAACCTGGACCCGTGAACAGATCACTGAAGCTGCGCCTGGGTTCACCCGTTCTAACCCTATCATCGGGGATGGTTCAAATGGAGAATCTAACGAAGTGGCTGCCCAGCAATCTGCTGAAGGCGAACAGGGTCAGGCACCAGCTCAGGAACAAGGTTCCCAGGAGCAGGCGTCCGAAGGTAACGGAGCAGGCCTTGCTGGAGAGCAAGAAGCATCGCAGAGTGAGACTAGTGTGGTCACCCACGCCGCTCCTATGACTCTGACGGTGGGCGTGAACGTTACATTTGCAGACGCACTGAAAGCAGTGCTCACTGAACTGGCGTTTACGGATGTGAAAGAGCTGGATGACGAAGCCCTGAAAGACCTTGCAGCACGTCACAGCGACATCCTGTCTGCAGACAACCAGTTCCTGTCAGAAGTGAACGAGTTTGTTACTAAACGCGCTCTGTATCTGAACAAGGTTGTGGAAGAGCTGGCTAAACGCGAGCCGCAGCAGTCTCAGGCGGATGTGCTGGCGCAGTTCCATGAAAGCATGTTCCAGAACCAGCAGAACCTTCCGATCAACAGGCCGCGCCAGGTGCAAGCCCGTGGCCCGGTCTACTTCGGCAAGTAAGGGGATAGATTATGGCGCTTCCTAAACCTCAGTTAGTATGGTTCCTCCAACAGCAGAGGAAGAAGCGCCAGGAACCTGTACCCCTGGCGCAAGGTGTAACGTTTAAACCGAATGAGGGATAAAAATGGCTGCGACTTTGATTGTGGAAACTGGTTCGGGTAATCCCGATGCCAACTCCTATGTCACAGCTGACTATGTGGATGACTACCTCGTGTCTCGCGGGGTAGTTGTTCCACCTACCGAGAAGCTGATCCCGTTGATTATTCTCGCAGCTGATTTCATGGAGTGCATCCCGCGCTATAAGGGTCGTAAGACTAACCCCGACCAGGCGCTAGCGTACCCGCGCGCAGGCCTGCGCAGTAATGGCCAACCCTTACCCGACGACTCCATACCTGCGTCGCTTAAAAAGGCCCAGGCGCAGCTTGTTATGGATCAGGTGCAAAGCGGTAAACCGTTACTTTCCAGCAAGACTGAATATGTCTTGAAACGACGTACTCTTGGCCCGCTGACGCAGGAATGGGCAACGGGTAACAGCCAGCAGATCCAGGGTGCGCAACCGCATCCACGCTTCTGGATGCTGATGAACGATTTCTTAAACGGCGTAGGTGGCTCGGAGGTTATCCGATGACTATCGCTAGCGAATTTTATGACATGGCTGTAGAGATGCTGGGCGATCCGGAAATCGGGTTTGACGGTACGCTGGCACTCACCAGCGCCACAGCATCAGGTAAGCCATGGGCACCGAATACAACGTCCGAAAACGTTGCTATCCGTTTGTTCTACACGGATCAGAAAGCTGGGTATGTTAACGGCAGCCCGATTCTGAAAGGTGAGAAAGTGTTCCTGTGCTATGCACCCGAGGGCTATAACTTTGGTTATGTCAACGGATCAGGGTTCACTGACCACAACGGTCGCAAGTGGAAAGTTAACGCAGTAGAGTCTATCGGTGCGGGTAATCAAGACATCGTTTACTACTTGAAGATAGGTGTATAATGGCCAGACCGAGCTTCCGTGACCAGTTCACTAAGGCGCAGCTTAACGCAATGCAAGCGGCTGCCAAGATCGTCAAACAACGTACTTACGGCTTCATTAATGCCGTCATTGACGACACACCTGTGGATACTGGTGCGGCGCGAGGTGGCTGGCAGATTGTTAAAGATCCTGGGCAGATAACGGAGGACACTCCGTTAGACCCTACGGGCGCCGTCACTAAGGCGATGCTCATCAAAAAGATTCGTTACCTCCCAATTCACATGGATTGGGATATTTACTTTGGGAACGGGAAACCTTACATTTCCAGACTGGAGTATGAAGGTTATTCCAAGCAAGCTCCGAACGGTATGCTGCGCAAGAATATAGCACGCGGCGGTGAAGCGTTCAACGGGTTTAAATTGGGAGAATTCTAATGAGCTACCCTTTCTCCTGGGTTGAAGATCTAATCTACGGTCATCTCGTGGCGGGTCTACCCGATAAGGTGGACGACATGGCCTGGAAGAACTTGACATTTGACCCGGCTGGGCGTACAGTGTGGTTAAAAGTTATCAATGCGCCAATCACTGAAGAGGGTATCACTTTAGGTCCGACTGGCGATAACGAGCTCCGCGGTTTCTTACAGATTGGCATCTATAACGCTATCGGTACAGGTTCTGCGGAGAGTAAAGAAGTCTATGGGCGCGTAAGCGAATGCTTTAACGTACCCCAGCGACTAGCAGGCCCAACGGATGATCGCTTCGTTAAGTTCACGAGCAAAGGTTACTCGCAGGGCGGGCAGACCTCAATCGGGGACTACACGCGAGGCGGAACGGAAGGTGTTTGGGATGCGGAATATATTACGATCTACTGGCTCGCACGTGAGCCGAAACAGAGGAATTGATCATGGCTGAAGGCTCACGCTATAGTAGCTATTTTATCAAGGAGACGTCTTCTGGTGTGACCCCGGCAACGGGCACTCTGAAGATCTTCCGTGCTACGAAGTCCGGTCTGGATATTAACATCGCTACGCTGCAATCCGAAGAGATTCGTGATGACGCCGAGGTTGCTGATTTCCGTCTGGGCACGCGCCACGTGGAAGGTACTGCATCCGCAGAATTCTCCTATCAGACGTTTGACGACCTGCTTGCTGCGGCCCTGCGTAGCTCGTTCGTATCTGGCGTTGTAAAAGGTGGCATTGATCGCCAGTCCTTTACCTTTATCGACTATAATGCGGATATTACGGACTTCCCGTATACCATCTATCGCGGTTGTGAGATTAACACCCTTGCGATCACCGTAGCTGCGTCTGCAATGGTTGGTATCGAGTTCGGCATTGTCGGTCGTACCATGGAACAGGCTGCTACCTTACCAGCAGGTCTGACCGTTGGCGCTCGTACCACTACAGCACCGATGGACGGCTTCTCTGGTGCTCTCAACATGGGCGGCTCGGTGGTGGATGTTATCACTGAGATGGCGATCAACATCGAGAACGGCATTGAGCCGCGCTTCGTAGTTGGTTCTAAGTTCTCCATCAAGCCGGGTTCAAAACGTCGCCAGGTAACTGGTACGATGACCGCTTACTACGAAGACAACGCACTCCGCACGAAGTTCCTGAACGAGCAGGAGAGCGAGCTCACCATCGACATCATCGACGGTACTACTGGCGCGGGCTACCGCTTTACCATGCCTCGTGTTAAGATTACCGAAGCACCTCGTCCAATCGACGGTGAAGGTGATATCATGCTGAACATGTCTTATCGCGGTCTGCTGGACCAGACAGAAGGTTACAGCCTGTCCATTGAACAGCTGACGCCTATCACTTTCACAACGAACTTAACTCCAACTAAGTCCGTAACGGCGGGTAACGCGCTGACGATGACTGTTGCTGTAAGCGG